CGAACCCTAGGGTCTTCGACGAGGGCTGGCACCTCCTGCTCTCTGAATACAGCCGGAGCAATACGAGAGAGCTCGTCGCCGAGAGCTTCGCCTTCTACATTCGGGAGCCGTCACGGAACCACTACCGGATCCACCCTGCCCTCCTCGATATCTTCCGCAAGTACGACAGGAGCTTCGTCCAATGACCTACGCAGAGATCGCCGACCGCGTCTTCGCAGCCGCCCCAAAGGAGCGCCAAGCCCTAGCGGACGAGCTCCTGAAGGAGTACACGCAGCCCGACGTCGACGACGTTCGGCGCTGGCTCTTCGAGGGGATCGCTGTCGCGGACCCCAGCCCGCAAGAGATCTAAGCAGCCCAAAGGGCGAGAGGAGCAACTAATGATTAAGCTAAACAAGGCGGCCTTGTCCGAGGACGTGTTTACGACGCCGATCGAGGCCGTGACGCGCGCGATCGCGCTAGGGCTCGGCCCACAGGCCCACGAGACAGACCTAGAGGACGGGCAAGTCGCCTATATGCCTGCGGCGAGCCACGACCTCTACCTCGAGGCTCGAGGCGCGGACGTCGTAGACCCCTCCTCGACCGAAGACGCTATCGAGTGCCCCACGTTCGCCGACGCTGTCGCCGCTATCCTTGCGGCTGTGACGAAGCGGGCGCAGCCGGACGGCGTGATCCTGAAGGCAGACGACGAGGAGCGCATGGTCTGGGGCTGGGCGTCCATCTCCACAGTGAACGGGGAGCTCGTCACAGATAAGCAGGACGACCAGATCGAGCCCTCCGTGATGGAGAAAATGGCTACGGGCTTTATGCAGTCGCAGCGCATGGCAAAGGCCATGCACGAAGGCAGCGGGATCGGCGAAGTGATCCACAGCCTGCCCCTCACGAAGCAGATCTCGGAGCTCCTTGGCGTCTACTCCCCGATCGAGGGCTGGATTGTGGCTATTAAAGTCCACGACGACGCAGTATGGTCCCGAGTTAAGAGCGGGGAGCTCCGCGCTTTTTCGATCGGCGGTAAAGGAAAACGCAATGCCACATAAATTGACCGAGCTCGTCCTCGACGAGATTAGTCTGGTAGACGATCCGGCTTCCGCCGGAGCGCAGGTCGTCCTCGCGAAGAGGTACGACGCAGAAACGAAGATAATCCTCAAGGAGAGTGACATGAAGTACGACAAAAAGCGGATGGAGGGCCTTATGGCCGAGAAGGCTATGACCGAAGATGAGGCTATGGCGTTTATGGACAAAGAGGCGGCCGACAAGGAGGAGGCGACTACGAAGCAGGTCGCGGCTCTGACTAAGTCCGTCGCTACCCTGACTACGGCCCTCGAAGCGACGGGCGCAGTCGTGAAGAACGCAGACGGCGACGTCTCAATCGAGAAGCGGGCCGACGACGACTACGTCGAGGTCGGCGGCGAGAAGATCCTGAAGTCCTCTGTCCCTGCGGCCGTGCTGGCCCAGATCACGAAGCAGGCAGGCCAGCTCGACGAGCTCACGAAGTCCGCGGACATTGTGCGTCTCGACAAGCGCGCGGCGACTGATATCCCACACTTCACAGGCAGCGCAAACGAGCAGCGCGCTCTCCTGAAGGCGGTCGACGGGATCTCCGACGAGGCAGTCCGCAAGGGTGTAGAAGGTGCGCTGAAGGCCGCCTCCAAGCTCCTGTCGAAGGCGTTCTCCGAGCTGGGCTCCCGTGAGACCGAGCAGGACGGCTCCGCTATGGCGGCCCTCGATAAAATGGCGGCCGAATACGCCGTGGCTCACGACGTCACCCACGCCGCGGCCTTCTCGAAGGTCTCCGCCACAGGCGAGGGCGCGAAGCTCTTCGCCAAACGTAACGCCAACTAATCAGGCCGCGGGCTACACAGCCCGCGTCCTCGGCACAATTTAAGCAAGGAGGCCAGATAAATGGCTACTCAAGAGAACTTCCAGTCTATTTCCCGAGAAGCAGGCGCGGATCTGTCCGCAGGCCAGTTCAAATTCGTGGCAATGGCAAGCGACGGACAGGTCGACCTGTCCGGAGACGGCGTCCGCGCGATCGGCGTCCTTCAGAACACGCCCAACGCCGCAGGCGTCGCGGCCGAGATCGCGTTCTCGGGCGCAGTTAAAGTCGTCGCAGGCGCAACAGTAGCCGCAGGCGCAGCCGTAGGCTCGGGCGCTGCGGGCGTATGTATCACAGCAGCGACCGCGGACGTGATCCTCGGCGTCGCCCTCACAGGGGGCGCTTCGGGCACTCTGATCGAGGTCCTTCTGGGCGGCGGCGGCGCTATCGTTCCGGCCTAAACACGGCTCTGACGAGCAGAAACTAGACAAGCTCTAACGAGCAGAAAAGAACAGGAGCTACCCATGCCGCAGCCAGCAGCAGAAGCCTTTCACGTAGATAGCGCGTTAACAAACATCTCGATCGCTATCCTTCAGGACGCCTCGGGCTTTATCGCCCCGCGCGTCTTTCCTAACGTCCCAGTACAGAAGAAGTCCGACGTCTACTACGTCTTCGACCGGAACTACTTCAACCGGAACGAGGCCAAGAAGCGAGCCGCAGGGACCAAAGTCGCCGAGGGCGGCTACGCTCTCGATACGGCCCCGTACACTTGCGAAGAAGCAGGTCTCGCGATCCCTATCACAGATCAGGCCCGCGCGAACGCAGACCCAGCGGCTCCGCCGGATCGGGCCGCGACCGAGTTCGTTACGCACAAGGCGCTGATCGAGATGGAGGTCGACTTCGTGGCGACCTATATGTCGACGGGTAAATGGACGACTGACATCGCAGGCGTCGCCTCCAGCCCGTCCTCGGGCGAGGTTATCCAGTGGTCGGACTACGTGAACAGCGACCCGATCGGCGATATCCGGACGGCGGTCGATACGATCATGCTCTCTACAGGCATGAAGCCCAACGTCCTGACGATCGGCCGTCCGACCTTCTCTGCGCTGATCGACCACCCCGATATTCAGGGCCGGATCAATGGCGGCGCGACTACTACGCAGCCCTCGATCGCGAACCTGAACCTGCTCGCGCAGATCTTCGAGGTGGACGAGGTTATCGTAGGCCACGCGATCGTGAACTCCGCAGCGGAAGGCGCTACAGCCGTGAACGGCTTTATCGTGGGCAAGTCGGCTCTCCTGACTTATCGCCCGCCTGCTCCTGCGATTATGACCGCAGCCGCAGGCTACCGCTTCTCGTGGGCGGGATACCTAGGCGGGATGAACGAGTTCGGCTTCGTGATCGACACGAAACGCCGCGACGAAGAGGACAGCGACGTCGTCCGCTATCGCTCGCACTACGTCCACAAGCTCGTCACCCCAGATCTGGGCTACTTCTTCGGCTCGATCGTAGCCTAAGCAGCTAAACGAAACAGGGGCGGGCCTACGGGCCCGCCTTTTCCCGTAGCCAAAGAGGATAAAAAACAATGGCACAAGCTAACTACCGACCAGACCACGCGCGCTTTAACTTTCAGCACGATCGCCCGCTCTACGTTAAAGGGAAGGCCCTTCAGGCAGGCGGGACCATGTATAAGCGCGGCGAGATATTCCCATGGAGGGAGCTCGGTATGACCCCCGAGCGGGTCGCCAATCTGTTCCCCCGCCTCGTCCACCACCGCGTCGGGGCAAAAGACGAAGCGGATCCCACGCCGACCTCTGCCCCCCAAGTTATCAAGGAGCCGTCCGCCGAGGACCTCCTGAACACAAAGAAGCCCGTCAATATGACCGTCCGAGAGCTGCGCCTCGTATCCAAACACATAGGGGCCCCCATAAAGCGGACCCGCCCCGAGCAGCTCAAAGTCGTCTTGGAGCACCTACAGGCAGCCGCCTTAAGCTAAGGACGAGGCGGGGTTTACAGGCCCCGCCTATGCCCAATAACGGCCTATACCTTAACACAGACCCCCTAGAGGAGGACCCTGCTATGTCTTGGAATTATACCGACGCCCCTAGCACGGACACAGCAGACGGCCGACGAGACGCTGTCCGGCTTCTTGTGGGGGACACAGACACAAACGATCAGCAGTTAACGGACGCGGAGATCCTCTTCTACTTAGCAGAGGCCGCCGACCGGACCTACTTCGCGGCCAGCTCTGCGGCGAAGGGCATAGGGGCGAAGCTGTCCCGCTTCGTGTCTAACTCTATGGAGGGGGTATCCGTTACCCTTTCGGACCGGATCGCCCACT